GATGGTAGAGATGAGGGGAAGTGGAAACTGCAGAACCCTGGAGGAGTCCGGCTTCTGTGGACGGTTTCGACAATGGTTGATCCGATCCCTTTCGGGTGGATCGATTGACTTTGCTGTCGAAGTCCTGAAACAGGAGTGCCTCCGGGTTAGGCATCGCGGGATGCGCGCGCAGGGAGAGACGCCTCGGAGGCCATCCGGGTTTCCCCGGTCCTTGGACCGGGTACTCCTGGGTCTTCCCTTCGATGGGATGCTTGAGTGGAGCACGCTTGGTCGTGCTCTTCCTGAAGCCCCAACGACTGGAAGAAAGGCCGCCGAGAGTCTCTTGCAGCACGCGGAGGTAGCGTCCTCGGAAGTCCTGGTTCACCAGGATACAGAGGACCGCCTCACATCCCTCCGTGCCTATGTTTCTGCAGGTTTCAAGAGGTGGCGGGACATGCGGACGCCACTTCCGACTATTGTGCCCCGTCAGGGGACATCCGCGTGTTACCAGTCCAGCCGTGCGGCTGGTGGCTTCTCGGCTTACGCCTTGAAGTGTCACCAGACGGCTGGTACCTGGGCATCGGATGCCCCTGATCAGGATGACGACGGTGGATTTGGCGATCTGCTCGCAATGCTTCGTCCTGGTGCCAAGCGCGAGCTGCCCAAAAGGGTAGCAAGCGCTGTAGACGCCTTGGACGTTGCTCTTGTGAGACAGATCGATCAAATCCCCAGTCCTCGCGACCTTCCGGCACAGGCTACTGTCTCGGCTGTAGAGTCCAACTCCCTCCTGTACAGGAGGTGGGTGAACTCCTCGCCTGACGAGCCTGTCCGGCATAGAGTCGCGGTCATCGCTGAACGGGGCGCAAAGATTCGGATTGTGACGGTACCTCCGGCTGAACTCATCACTGCCGGTGAGATGGCACGACAGGTTCTTTGGCCTGCGGTTAAAGACGACCCTCGCCTTTCTGTCATGCGTCGTGGAGATCCTCTTGAAGGTTCCCTTGGTGTTGTACCAGGGGATCACCTCAAATGGTTCTCCGCTGACCTGACTAAGGCGACGGACGGTCTTTCCCATCGTTCCATCCGCGCTTGTGCGGATGGAATGAGGGACGCAGGACTTCCAGAACCCGTCGTAGCGGCCTTCTTGGAGACATTGGGTGCGGGTCGTAGGACCCACTACTTTGTCTATCCCCGTAAGGCTTTCTACCGGCGTGGATTGAGACCGGAGTGTGCCGAGCGTTACCGCATAGACTCGAGACTTTCCGAGGTTGACTTGACCCCCAATGAGGAAGTCGTCACAGTGGCAGTGACCCGGGGTTCCCCGATGGGAACTCCATGCTCGTTCACGCTGCTCAGCCTGGTAACAGGTTGGGCGGCTGAATGGGTCCAATCTGCCAAATTGTGTGGTGACGACCTCTTGGGGAGGTTTCCTCACGATCGTGCGGAACGTCAGTATCGACGTCGCATCGAGATCGTGGGAAGCTCCGTGCACCCCGTTAAGACTTTTGTCTCCCGGACTCGTGGTGTCTTCTGCGAGAATTTCCTGGAGAGTACCAGTATGGGCGACGGCGATTCCTTCGTCGTCAGAGTCCCAGTGGTACCTCTCCGGATGCTCACGGAAGCAACAACCACCACCTATGGCAC